GTTGCGAATGAACCACCCCTCTGTCGGCTTTCTAGGACTGCTTGTTTAGATGCTTGTGCTATTCTAGGCATTAGGTTGGCAATCTCTGTTCTAACTGTTTGCTGAACACCTGTAGTCACATTAATGGTTTGATTGATTGTTACACCACCACCAGAACTTAATTGATTGTTAGGTACTACTGTTCCTGTTCTGCCGGGAACAAATAACTCCGGTCCTTTTTCTCCGACAATATAAGGTGTTCCACCTGTAGCAGTTCCACCTTTAGCCATAAAAGCAGGCATTGTTGTGGTATTAGCTTGACCAGTAAAGAAACTACCTAATGCACCATATAGCGGACCGGTAATTTGTTTCTGTATTGCTAATCTAATTAAATCAGAAATTATAGATCTAGCCATATCTTTGAATGCTTCTTTAGCACTTTTTGTACCCTCAACAACTCCAACAAGAGCATCTTCTAAAGATTTTATTCCTCTATCACCAACATCTTTAAATGATTGTTGTAATGCAGACAACTCTGGTTGTGTTTCTTTAACTACATTTTTAACTCTTTCAAAACCTTTAGCTGCTGCACTAATAGGAATTCTAACTTCATTTATTTCTTTTTCAGTTTTATCAAATGCATCTGCTATATTTCTTAGGTTTTGTTCTAATTCCTTTCCAAACCCAAATTTTTCTATTGGGTCTAATGGAGTTAAATCAGCTATTTTATTATAACCAGTAACGAAAAAGTTAAGAAAATTTCTAGCTGCTTCTATAGCATTTGCAAAACCTAAAACTACACCTACAGTCAAAAATTTAGCTAACCTTGATAATGGTGGCAAAATAAAAGATGTTATTTTTTGTCCAAAACTAACAAAAGTTCTGCCTAATTTATCAAATAAATCATTAGCTTCTTCAACAGCTTTTGCATCTTCACTTGTTAATTGCAAAGTAACGGCATTAAATTCATCTCTTAATTTATTTAATTCGGATGAGCCTGCTTGCAATGTATTGACTAAGTTAACACCAGACCTGCCAAATAAATCAAATGCAATTCTAACTTTGTCTGCAGGATCTTTTATACCACTTAATCGATCAGAAACTTCATTTAATAACTGATTAGTCGGCTTTAGAGAGCCATCTGTCTTAGTAATTTCTATCCCTAGTGCTTCAAATGCCCTAATGCCAGTTCCTATGCCTGTGGATGCTTCTGAAATATTTCTCGAAAATCTGGTTAAACCTTTTTCAAGTTCTTCGGCACTAGCACCTGTTTGACTTGCTGCAAATTGTAATGTTTGAATTTGATTTACTGTTAGACCTAATCTGCCAGATGCCTTTGCAAGATTATCTATTTGTGTTGCAAATTGCTTGAGTGCGACTGTAGCACCTAATCCAATTAATGCAGTTTTGATATTAGCTACAGATCTTCCAATCCTACCTAGACCATTTCTAACACTAGCAAATGCTTGTCTTGTTTTATCTACTGCTGATAGGGTAACTTTAAGATTTTGGTCTGCCATTCTCTAACACCTTAAAATATGCGTACCATTCATTTATATCAGATAAAGTCAAATGTTCAACTTCATCAACTGTTTTGTGCAAGCGATCTGCCAAAGCTAATAAATTAAACCTTAACAAATCGCTTTTTAGTTTTTTTCTTGTTCCTCTACAGAAACAGTTTCACCAAACATTTTTGCAGATAGTTCTGCAATTATGCTTACTTTTTCACTCATCAAAAATGGTTTATCTTCTAATGTAAATGCTTTTTGACCATCTTTGGTTTCAGCTTTCATTATTATAAGATCAACCATACCATCTACAGTCATATCATTTAGGAAGTTTTTATGCTTCCTCTGCAACTTATTGATATCACCTGCAGTAATCGCACTTGCATAAAGAATTAATGGAGAATTATCTTCTCCCCATTCTGGAACTTCTATAGTTCTTCTTTCTTTTACACGTCTAGCTGCTATCTGTTCACCTAATGACATTAATCACCTATTAAACAGTTGTAGCTGTAAGTGCGCCTGTACCTTGAAGAGTAAAAGATGCTTCAACCATACCATCAAATGATGATGTGATTGTTCTACCTGTCACAATCGCAGTTCCAGAATAATAAGTGTCACCTGCTGTATCACCCTCTGGATAAACTGCTAAAGTTACTGATGATCCAACTGCAAATGATACTTGACCATCTGTATCTGTTTCATCCCAAAATACATCTACAGAACCACTAAATGTTTTTAATCCTGTTAGATATGTTCTTGATGCATCACCCATTGTTGTATCTTCAATAGTATCAGCACTTTCTTCTAAACTAAAAGAACGAATTTCAGCGATGTCATTAGCACCACTTTTAACTGTTCCCTCTGATCCTGCGTGTGTTGCCATTTTTATCTCCTTTTAAGCTGCAGTTTCTACGTCATTTTCTAAGGTTCTATAAATCACCTCAACAGTAAACCGACCAATGGCAACAGGTTGTTCACCCTCACCACTAAAATCGGCTTCAAAAGATGTCACTTGAGTATCTTTCGCAAGACCACTAAAAGTAACATCTGATGCAATAGCTTCTTCAACTTCTACTGCAATAGTGTCAAGTGTATTATCATAATCGCTTGTCGCTTTTACATATGCTTCTACACCAATTTCTAAAACCCTATTAATCGATCTAGGTCTTTTTAATGTGTCAAAAGTTGTAGCTTCTGATTTACTAAAGACACATAATCCCGGTATTTTATTGCTTTCTAGTGGATATATTCTTGACCTAAAAACATTAGAACCAGTAGTTGATAACCCTGTTAAAGCAGTAATTACAGCATCTCTTATTTGTTTTCTAACGTGTGCCATTAATTCTTCTCTAATACTAAGGTTGTCATTCCTGTTCCATCATCTTGAACAATCCTAATTGTATAAGCTACCCCTAAAATTGTTATTGCATCACCCTCAGTAGCGCTAGATACATCGCTAGTTCTACATAAAAATCTAGGTTGCTGAATTGCCACTCCAACAGTACCACCTGCATCTACCTCTATAAATTCGTTATCAAATATACCACTAATATCAACAGCAGACCCACCTTGAACAGTATAACTTGCAGTAGTTCCAAAATCATCTACATCTAAGAAAATTAATCGATCTGCTGCACTTTCAACTGCCATCACTCATCCTCTGGTGTTTCTAATGCTTTAACTGCTCTATTAATAAAACTTTTCTTTTTCTTCTTCTTCTCTTTTGCTTCTTCTGCATAACCTCTAGCAATTAATTTGTTTGCAATACGATCATCTAAGTCATGCTCTTCGCCTATATGCATATTTCCTTGTGTACCTGTGTAACACTTTTCTATTATTTTAACTTTCATAATACCTCACAATATAATGGGAGTGATCCTAAGACCACCCCCTAATATTAATGCTAATTAAGCAGTTGATATTTCATCTGTTTTAGCAAATGAGATTGCATTTCTTAATGCAACGTCAACTTCTTGCATAACACTTATCTGAACATCACCAGATTTTGAACCAGAATAAGGATCAACTATGATTGATGGTGCGCCAAATAATCCCACCATTAACTGTGAGAAGTCACCAAATATCATTGCTGATGCATCTGATCCACCATCACCCGGATCTAGGTCTGATGGCACGTTATTTGTGAACTCAGCCTTGTATCCATAAATGGCATTCCAAGGGTCATTCAATAACATCACACTATCAGTTGTAGCAACTTTTACTGTGTTTGCCATTTTCGCCTTAACCTTTGGATTAGTTAAGAAACCTAATGTTGCTGCATTTACAACACCATTATCTTCCTCAACTAGCTTCACTAGATCAGTAATGTCTGCCCAAGTTAGTGCTGCCACATCTGTACCTGCAGATATATCTAAGTTGTTGACGTTTCCATCATTTAGAATACCTGTTGGCTGTCCAGATGAACCAGAACCTTGAATTGCATAATATTCAATCTTATCAGCAATAGATCTTAGTAGATCGTCTTGAACAATCTGCTCGATTGCAGGAACACTTTCTAACATTAACAATCTTGACATAGTTGCGAATGCACCTAATGTTCTAGGCTGTAATGTTACACCTGCATCTGTTGGACTTTGATCTGAAACATCACCTGCTTCTTCCACAAATCCTGCTGCAGCACCAGTAGCAATCTTTGGCATTCTAACTCTATTTGTTAGACCACCAAGATAAGTAACACCTAAATTAGCCATTACTTGCTTTGCTCTTAATGCTTCGATGAACAAGTCACCTCTTTGGATTGTTGGAACAAACTGATCTGTTACATTTTCACCTGCGATTGCACCAGTTGCTGCAGTTGTCATAACACCAGATCTCCAAGCAAAGTCTGGAACATACATTCCTTGAGACTGCTTGCCAGTTCTTTTTGTTATTTCTTCTGAAAGTTCCCTTTCATAACCTGCATCTTTCCAGTCACCAGTTACTTGTGCTTGTATCATTCTACCTAAAGAATAAGTTCTTTTTTCTTTAGCAGACTGCTCAATTACAGTTACTGGAGTGTCAAGTGGCTTGTCGTTTCCAATAACATCTAAAAGCTCACCTCTGAACTCTGCAATGTCAATTCCACGACCGATAGCATCTTCACCTAAATCGGCTTTATTATGCTTTCTTGCTAAAGTCATTATTTCTTTAGCATTTTTTGATGCTGATTTGGCTGCTTCTGCCCTTACTGCATCAAGATCGATTTTTTCAGACATATCTTTCTCCTTTATCTGAATGGTTGATTTTAATGTTTCGGAACTAGAACGACCAACACCAACAAGATTTGACTGATCTGCAGGAATTGACACTATACTAATTTCCATTGGAGTAGTAGCGACACGATAATAATCTTCTGGATCATCCTCACGTTCTACTTTTTTGTCAACACGATAGCCAACACTAATGTTTTGCCTAATCCCATCAACAACATCATTGAACACTTCAGAAGCCTGTTCACCTTTTCCAAAGCGAACAGATGCTCTTAATCTTCGAGCATTTTCATCAAGTTCAACTGATTCGACAACTCCAATCTGCTTTTCCATATCGTGATCTAATAATAGTGGCGCACGACCAGAGTTTAAAAATTCTAGGTTCATATTCTCTTTAGTATGATCCATTACTTCCATTCCAAACTGTCTTTTTACAGGTTCTTCACTTGAAACACCAACTCTAACAGTTCTGCTTTCTTCATCAATAGTCTTATCATCAAGATCCATTGCCCTATAATCTAAAGAAATAGGCTCTTTTCTTTCATCTTCATGTTCCATCTTTTCTTCTTCTTCGTGACCCATTTTATCTTCAGTCATTTCTTCTTGCATTTCTTCAGATGGTTCTTCGTGATGCTTTTCAAAAACAACTGTGACTGTGTCCTCAGTTTCTTGAACATCTACAACGTGACGATTTTCCATTTCAGCACCTCTTTCTTTATCTTTAAGGAATGTAACATAATTTTCACTAATTGTTAAGTTAGCTTCGCTTCTTTCATCTTCAGTCTTCATTGGATGACCCTCTGGTAATAAATCTGTGTCGTGTTTACCAGATCTATATTTACCATTTCTAACTGCAAATAAAAAAGAATTAACCCTTGCCATTGCCCATTGCTCTTCGGAACTTACTGATGGTCTTACAGATTGTGGATTAGTGTTATATGCACCTACACCTCTTTTATAAACTTTAGCTAACATCCCTAATGTCACACGTTTGGATGCAGTATCACCATATTCTTCATTATGCTCTTCAACTTTATTCTCTAAAGCAGTAATTGTTTTATCTGGAAATTCATCCTCTATTGCTCTAGTGGCTTCTTCATCTATCTTATCTAGTTGTCTATCTTTATTTCTTGCCCAACTTTGACCAACATCACCACCCCATAATGCCCAAGCTATGCGCCCTGCTGATGGATAACCATCT